GCCATGACCGCGAGGCGAGAAGTGCGGTGCACCGTTCTCGATAATCGCACCAAGGTTGCCCTGACCACGCTTAGCCGGCCCGATATCAGACCGCAGAACCGTCGCACCGAAACCCTGGAACGCTGCGAAATCGTAACCGATGCTGCCCGGATACTGCTGCAGACCCTTCATGCCGGTAGCACGGTCACGCCAATCGTTCTTGATCGCCAACGACGACTTGTCCACAGCATCCCGGACGTACTTGCCCGCGTTGTGACCGACGTCCTCGAGCTGCCCGACAAGCTCCGTCACGTCCGAAAAGTCGAACGTGATCTCATCAGCCACCAGAAACCACCTCAACCGCAAACCTGCGTGCCGTCTTGTACGCGGACACGAACGGGGCACGGATCCGAGCAACAGTGCCAGCAAGCGCCGGATCCGTCTGCGAACCAGTCACACGAACCTCCATGCCCATACGGACATTGACGCTCGAAGCGATCGGCAACTTCAACGTCGACAACTGCGTCACCAGAATCTGCCCGGCGAGCTCCACATCAGACGCCTGCACATCGCCCGCCTTGAACTCACACGGCCCGTCATACACGGGCGTGAACGTGTTCTCGTACTCAAGCGTCGACTCGTTCAACACCTTGTCGTTACTGACAGTCCCGATCTGGCAGGTGTCCGTCATGCGGTCCTCAGCGGCGGCACGGCCAGCGTCGAGCACGCCGTCGATGCTGATCACAGGAACGGCTCCCACTGCGACGGACGGAACACAGGATCAGGCCCCGAGTTTGCAGGCTTGATTGTGAACGCCGTCTCCGAACCACCAGACGAACCCAGCAGGGTCGCCTCAGCGTCAGATAGGTACAGCGCCCCCGTCGACCTCGCCGCATCGAGCCGGTACGTGTAGTCGTCGATGGTTTCCTGCAGCTTGCCGTCCGGGTTCGTCAGAACCCGCAGCACCATCGCGCACTCAACCTGCACGACCAGCGCAGTGAACGCTGCGGGCGGGTTGCTGTCCAACCGCACCGCAATCGCAGGCAGCCGGGTGACGATGATGTTCCACGCGTCGTCCAGAGCGGTTGTGCCCCACTGGAGTTGCGCGGGTGTGAGGGGACGCAATGAACGCGACCGGAGGTCATCAGCAGTTGCTGGGTTGGTTGCCATTGCATCCCCTCACTGTTCAGTTGTTGGTTAGAACGCTGCCGTGCCCTTGGTGTACGCGACGAACGCGTCAGGCGAGCCCATCACGAAGCCGTAGTAAGCCTCGACGAGCAGCAGCGTCAGGTTCTCCTGGAACGCGGAGTGCCAGTTGACACCATCGAAGTAGTTCGCCTCGTTGGAGATCTTGATGCTGATGTCCATGCCGACGCCGTACGCCGCCTGCGACCAGTCGCCACCGATACCGCGGAGAAGCGAGTCCTGCCCGCCCTGCCCGGTCGCTGCGATGGCCACGGTCGGGTTGGTGCCGCCAGTGAGGCCCTTCGAGTTCGCGGTGAACGGTGCTGCAGTTGCAGCGACACCGGACGTGATCGCCGGGAAGGTGATCGTGTACGGGCCACCAGCGGAACCAGAGACGGTGACGGTGCTGTAGACGCCGCCCCATGCCTGGATCGCGGTCTGCACGGTCGACGCGGCAGCGTTGTACGCAACCGTCGTCGAGTTGCCGCCCGAGGACAGGATGAACGACCCGCCAGTCGGCCCACCGTTGACCGTGACGGTCTGCAGCGAGTCACCTGCACGCCAGTAGCGGCCCGAGACGCCCTTACCGAACGTGGTCGGGTAGCCGGCGAGGTCACCGGAGATACCAGACGTTGCACCAGCGTCGGAACCGACGAACAGGGGGCGTCCGGTGGTGTCGGTGGACAGCTGCGCGTCGACCTTGAAGCGGGGGTCCGCGACGATGCCGGTAAAGTCGTAGTTCTTGTCGAGAACCTTGCCTGCACCGGACACGATGTCGGCGTACAGCCCGCCGTTTGCCTGCGACGCGGTGCCGAGGGCGACCGTGTTGGTGGCCTGCGCGAGGTAGTCACCGAACGGACCGGTGTTGCCGGTACGGAGCGACTTGCCGTTGATGGCGGCGTAGTCGAACGCGCGAGCGAGCGACGTGGGGAGGTCCTGCTGCAGCTGGTCGTACAGTCCGGCCGGGTTGGTCATGACGACCTCATCGGACACGGGGACGAGCAGTGCGACCTTCTTGCCGGTCATGGTCTTCACGCCAACACCGGCCTGGCCGGCGGGCTTGACTCCACCCTCACCAACCCAGTCGGCGACGGGGACGTCCATGGGGATCGGGATGGCGGTCTGTGCGGACACGGACAGCGGCACCCGGCGAGCGAGCGGCATGACAGCCGACTGCTCGGATGCCTTCGCGAAGATCGGACCGGTGATGGTCGGGGGGAGGAGAGTCTGCCCGACGTTAGCCAGAGCAGTGGGATTGATTGCCATTACGTTTCCTTTACGGGAGTGGCCTAGCGGCCGGTCTGCTTACGGATGAGGTCGGCGAACTGTTCAGCGGGCGACTGCTCACCGGCACGCGCCTTCGGACCCTGTGACAGGTCGGAACGTGGGCCGGTCGTCTTACCGAGGTCGGCGAGAAGCTGTTCTGCATCGGCGGCGAGCTCGTCACGGTCGGAACCGACGAGCCGCTTCGCCTGACTTGCGGTCAGACCCTTTTCAAGGGCGACCGATGCGCGGTCTGCTTCGAGGACTTTCTGAGCGAGCGCAGCTTCTGCAGCCGCAACACGGTCGTTGAGGCGCTGTTGCTCGGTCTTGTTGGCTTCCTCGAGAGCGTCGAACTGCTTCGCCTTCTCAGCGTTCGCCTTCGCTGTTGCTTCGTTCTGCCGTGAAAGCGCCTTCCACTTCTCCGCCTCCGCCTTGAAATCCACCTCCTGATCCGTACCGGTCGGCGTCGTTTCGGCGTCAGTGGTTGCGGTTTCGGTGGTGGTTCCTGCAGCGTTGTCGTCAGTCATGGTCAGCTCCCGTTTCGGGTATAGAAAAAGCCCCACCGTTTCGGTGAGGCAGGATCCCCAGGTAGGGGAAGAATGAGTTAGCCGAGCCGGATCCCAATGGACCGGTAGAACTCGGTTGCGGTTGCACGGTCCGCTGCCGCCAGCGCAAGACGGCGAGGGTCGGACGTGGCCATGTTGACGCGCATGTACCCGGCGTCGCGGAGTAGCGTCTGCCGCAGCTCGACGTCGTTCGTGAGGCCGACAATCGTTTCGGGCATCAGCCGCGTGTACTTCGTCGCACTCAGGTTTCGGTTCGTGCGTCCGAAATCGCCGCGACGTGTGTTGCCCTCCGACGTCACGTACCCGAGGATCGGTGACCCGTCAGCGTTCCGGCCAATCTGCGTCTGCATGATCCGCCGGCCAGCGTTCTCCGACGTCTCACGGCCGATCGCGTTCCCGTACTGGATGCCACTCGCACCACGACGTGCGGAAACGATCTGCGTGATGTCGCCACCGTCACGGATTGCCTGAGCGCCCGCACGCGTGAACACCCGATCCTGTTCCGCAGCAGACAGCGACTCGAAGTACGACTCCGCGCTGTCATGAAACCCGCGCGGTGCCTTCGACTTACCGTCCACCTGCACCGGATACGACGAACACTTGCACGCAGGGTGACGTTTGAACGCCACCGCAGCCGAGTAGATACCCGACAACACAGCACACCGTGAACAGGCACCAGGAGCCACCACACGCACGTACTTCGTGTACGTGTGCCCCGTCATGGCCGTCAGATCCGCTGACCGTGACATGTCGTGCAGCGCCGTCTTCATCATCGCTGCGAGGTACGTCTGACCTGCAAGGAATGCCTGCTCGAGCGTGAAACCCGAACCGATCGTTTCCTTCGTCGTTGTCACGGCACCGAACAGCAGCGAGCTCACGTTCCGGCCAGACCCGTCAACACCCGCGAACGCTGACGAGTTCACGGACATGTCGGATCCGTCGTCGCCGTAAGTCGCAGCAGCCTGCGCCATGTACCTGTTCGCGTCACCCGCGTTCAAGTTCTGCGCCGACACAGCAAGGTTCGTGACCGCCGGACCTACCGTCAGCCACGAACCGTCCAGGTTCGCCATATCCACGGCACCCCACGCGGCGACCGCCTTCGCGATCGCCGCGTCAGTGCGTCGAGTGATCTGCGCCTGGTGAGCCTGAGCAACCTCAAGAGCGGTCGCCATGAGCACTCCTACTGGTTGTTCAACGTCTCTTGCACGTTCGCGACCACAGCAGCACCCTGTCGCACTGCCAGATCGGCGTCTGCCGCCCTACGGAGCTTCATGCGTGCGATCGTCTCCGGACTACGCCCCAAGTCCTCCTGGGCCGTCTCCCAGTCCGTCAGACCCGACTGGTACTCCTTCACAACAGCGTCAGTGACCATGCCCTGAGTTGGCGTCCCAGCATCACGCCACAACGTCTCCATGCGACGCGCGTCCGGATCCCAGCCTCCGTCACGGAACCGCAGCACAACCCTGTTCAGGGCCTCCCACGAGTTACCGAACGACGTCTGCCGGCGCTCCGACTTCTTGATCAGCCGCGTCTCACCCGCACGCTGGCCCTCCGCAGAAGGAGCGTTCTGAGTGTTCAGGCCGAAATACTCAATCGGCAGCCCAGTGATACCCGAAGCGAGCCTCGAGTACATGTTGACCATCGTCTCGAAGTTGCTGAGATCCGCAGACGGCAGCTGACCGATCGACGCGTCCTTGTTGCCGTTCGCCCACACCGACCCGAAGTACGCCTGCCAAGCCGGAAGAGGATTGCCTGCCGCGTCCACAAAGTCACCCTTGGACACGCCAAGTGCGTACTTCTGCGGGACAGCAACCGTCTCCTGCGCCAGCTGCGCGTTCGTAATCGCGCGCGACGCCGAATCGGCAATCGGAATGACGTCGAACATCTCCGACACACCCTCAAGCACCGACAAGTTCATCCGTGCAGCACGCTGACGGTTGATGAACGGGACAACAGGCGGCGTCCCCAAATTGTGAACGTCCGGGTCGATCTCATCAACCCACGTGCCGTCATCAAGGATCAGCCACCGAGTCATATTCGGCAGGTACAGCGTTGCCCGATTGTCGACCACAAGACCAGCAGCGTCCGTCTCGCCATACATACGCAAACCAGCAGTAACCCGATGCGTCCGAGGATCACGAACAGCAACCATCTCAGACGGCGACTCAACCGTAATCAGCGGAAAATCAGGGTCATCATCGTTCGTACCAACACACACATACGACCGGCCAATAGCGAGCGCATCAGTGTGCGCAAACGCCGACCGCTCATCCATGTTGTTGTACTGCCAGATATCCCACAGAGTCGAATCCGCAGACTCCGACCCCGGCATCCGGAACCCAGTCACATCAAGCCGCTGCTCAATAGCATCAACCGTCACACGAGGCCAATTGATGACCACCGTGAACTGCTTCAGTTCATCCGGAATCGCCAAACCAAGCTGCGCCAGACGGTGATAGCCCTCGTAATACTCGTTGTACAGTTTCGTCTGAACCCGCGACAGGTTCAACGTCGACTGCAGCTGACTGAACTGAGCCTGGTCCTCATCGGAGAGCGCCACGTGTTCTCCTAACGAACGAACCCATCAACGAAAAACGATCATGCGGCTATCGACCTCTTCGACAGGCGCAGAATTACGGGCAAACGCATACGTAGCCAACGTCACAGCAACAAGCGGCGTGATATCCGTCGTATCCCGACGATGCCAACCCCACGCACCAGAATCACCAAGAGGACGCTTACGAGCAGCCTCAAGCGCCGCAGTCAAACCCGACTGCTCCTTGAACCGCAGCTGACCCTCATCAACAAGGTTCTTGAACCCCTGACATGCCTGCCCGTACTGCGCCATCGAAACCACATCGATCTCAATGTTGCGTTCAGCGAAACGAGGCAAAAGAGCACCAGCAGGACCAATAGCGTCAAGCGTCACCGACGACGGCGACCACTTCTCGACAAGCTCCTCAATACGGTCAACAACCCAACCCGTACCGCGCTCACGATTGACGACCTCGGTATGCATGAGGCCATCAGCGCGCCGGCCAGCGACCGCAATCGACGAGTACGACGAATCCGGATTCACATCAAGAGCGAACGACACGGGATCGAGAGGCGACGACAGCGGATCGCCCGCTTCAGCCCACACGTCCAGGTCAATGACAGTCGCACCCTTGGACTCATCGACGATACCCAGTCGCTCTCGAGCGAATGCGAGCTCCGACAGTGCGGAGCGTTCCTTCGCGATGAAGTCGATGCTGATGCGACCAACCTCGATACCCGGGTTGGCGCTACGCCAAGCCTCGTGGTCGTCAAGATCCGCCTTCGGGTCAGCGCTGTACTCGATGTACCCGAGGTTCTGGTCGCCACCCTTACGGCCACGCTCCATCACCGTCTTCAACACGGTCGACTTGTCGAGGGCCGCGGATGACGTGTACATCAGCTGCGGATTCGGTCGCGCAGACATCGTAGGCAGCGACGCAGCCACAGTTTCCTCGCTGAGCTCGTACGCCTCGTCATAGATCAGACGGTCAGCGGAGAACCCACGACCCGAGTTGTCAGACCGTGCCAGGAACCGAAGTCGCTGGCCAGTCTTCAACTCGATGCCTTCGTTGCCGGCACCCGTCATGATGCCATTTGACCGGCCATCGTTCTTCAACTGGTCTGCGAGCTCAGCGGTGTTCTGCACCAGAGCACGGATCCGGCGAAACGCTTCCTGCGCCGTCTTGAACTCATGCGCAGTATGGATGATCAGCTGCTCACCAAAAAGGAACAGCCCAGCAAGCTCAACAGCTTCGAGCACCGCGTTCTTACCATTCTGGCGGGGCAGGACCAGAGCCGCTTCAAACGTGTTCCACTTGCCGTCCGGCTTCTCGGCGAAGATGTCCCGCACCGCTTCCTGCTGCCAGCGGTCCAGCTCCAACCCAGCAGAACGAGCAAAGTCGATCGCGTCGTCACCCGACGAGTACTTGTACTTCGGAACGCTACGAACTCTTGGCAGAACGAGATTGTGCGGCACGACGCTTCTCCCGTCTCGCCTTAATCTCATCCGCGACCGTCGTCGTCGCCTTCACCGTGGCCCGAGAACCCAACGACTGCATCAACGTTCGGAGCTCAGACGCCATAGATGCATTGGCTTTCTCATCGATGCCAGCAGCCAACGCAAGAGCCAACGACCGCTGCCAACCCTGCACCTCAAGAGAGTCCAACTCGGCCTCAATATCGACCTGGAGCATCGAAACAGCCCTCCAAAAAAAGTCGAAATCTTGTCGCAAATAAGCGAGAGACCGCCCCGGAGGTCCGACGGCAGGAAGGCCTGAGGGGTACCTCGGTGGTGGTCTGTCGGTCGGTCAGGTCACGATGCAAGTGCAAGTGAATGTCGACATGCTGGTCTGTCCAGCTCGTGTGGCATGAGGCACGTGTGCGCATCACCGGTTACCTCAGTGCGTACGGCTAGAGGCAGCGCTCATGCCACGTTCTTCCATGCGTTGCGAGCTACCCACGCAAGAGCTCGCGGCGATGGAACCCAGTTTGTGTCTTCTCGTCGCTGGGCTTTACGGACGATGTTGCTGACTTGCGACTGGCTACATCCCATCAGCCGAGCTATAGGGCGTTGCTGCATACCATTGCGCGCAAGGTAACGGATCGTGTGTACGTCATCGTCTGTGAGCTTGTGGAAGCCGTGCCGTTCACCGTTTGCCGCGCGGCGCTTGTTCACCATGTCTTCGGAGTTGTCGAGCGCGGTACCCGCGAACAGGTGTGATGGGTTGATGCATGGTGGGTTGTCGCACGTGTGGCATATTGACTGGCCTGTAGGTATGGTACCGATCCAGGTCGCATACGCGATTCTTGAAGCTACACGTGACGCGCTTCGGTTACCGCTGACGCGGCCGTATCCGTCTGTGTCGCGAAAGCCCTGCCACTCCCAGCAGGCGTTCGGGTCTGAGCAGTCGACGTAAGCGAGCAGCCGTGCTTCGTCACTAGCTCCCCGTTCAACGAACTTGGT